TGAGGATAAGGCTAAGACACGTGGTGTTTTGGGCGGAAACAGAGAATTAGCTTACGGAACTATGGTTAAAATGGCTGATGGAAAGAGCAAACCGATAGAGGATATTATTATAGGAGATTATATATTAGCTTGGAATGGCGAGGAATCACTACCAACACAGGTAATTGATATACCTTATGATGATTATAGCGAGTGTTATAAGGTAACAACAGCTTCAGGCTTAGAGGTTGAGGGTAGTAAAGACCATTGTTTCCCTATCCAGCATGAGAGTAATGATGTTAAAAGAATAATGAAAATGACCCTTGAGGAGTCTGCCGGTAAGATGTATAAGGGTAAGAAGTTCGTTTGTGGTGGAGTACAAGAATACACCAACAATGATAAGTTGTTATTCTCAGGGTTGCTATTAGGTTTATACTTAGGCGATGGATCGTCAAGTAAACCACCATCAAGCGGTTATCATGATTGTAATTTTACCAACACAGAGAAATACATTAGAGATGAGTTTGAACATGAAATATCTATGGCTTTCCCATCTATGCGGTGCGTGTATTATCCATCTGATTTAACAAGAATACGAATCAAAGGTAATGGTAAGGGTCAAAACCATTTTTTAAACGCTTTAAAGATATACAACCTAGCTGGTAAGAAATCTAACGAAAAGTTTATCCCAGATAATTTTAAATATAACAGACCATCGGTTAGGAGAGAGATAGTAAGAGGAATTATACTTACAGATGGTGGTGTAGATAGATATAAAACAACTATATGGTCAAACTCTATCAGAATGTTGAACGATATAGAAGAAATAATAATATCTCTTGGTGGTAGGAGTAAGACATATAAAGACAAAGAACCAGCCAATGAGAACCAGAACCAACAATACAAATTACAGTTTTCTAATAAAATACTAGAAATGATAGGTGTTAGTGATTTAGGAAGAAAAGAGCCTAAAGTTAAAATCAAAGGTAATGCAAGGCGAGATGACCTACTCATTAAAACAATATCACATACCGGAGTTAAGAAATGTCGCTGTTTAACAGTTGAACACCCATCTCATACATTCGTTCTTGCAAATGGAATAGTTACCTACAACTCAGGCAAGACCGAGAAATTATCAGAATATGTCATCCGTAAGTGCATAACTAACCCAAATATAAGAGTTTGGGCTTGTGCAGAGACCTTTACAGACAGCGTAAACGTGCAACAACGTAAGATATGGGCTTTAATGCCTAAGAATGAGATTAAATATGGCACTTATACCGAGGTCAATGGTTTTACTAACAGGAAACTTATCTTCAAGAATGGTTCTATTATTATATTTAAGTCATTTGATCAAGGCAGGGAGTCGTTCCAGTCTGATGATATTGATATTATTTGGAATGATGAAGAAGTACCCTATGATATATACCGAGAGCAGCGTATGAGATTAATAGACAGAAATGGTGAGATGTTGTTCAGTATGACGAGTTTAAAGGGCGTAACAGACCTTATCCAAGAGATATTTGAGGAGCATGATGTAATTAAATCAAGATATGCACCGTTAGTTGATGAGGAATTACCGTTGATTGTTGAGAAGAATGGTATGAAATTCTATATGTTATGGACTACAGATAACCCATATATTGACCAAGAGAGGGTATTATCAGAGGCAAAGCTAATGCCTAGGCAGGAAATCAAGAGTCGTATTTATGGATTACCAGTTAATCTATCCGGCAAGATATATATGTCGTTCAATAAAGACATCCATGTTATTCCATTTGAGAGGCTTCCGTTCACAGGATTAACATTATATCACGTTTTAGACCCTCACGATAGAAAGCCCTGGGCTATGCAGTGGTGGATAGTAGATAAGACAGGCACAGGATATTGTATTGACGAGTACCCTGATGATAGGAACTTCAATGAGATTCTATTTGACGACAAGACGTATAAGCAGTACGCACAAATCATAAGAGATAAAGAGGAAACGCTGAGACAGATATTCCGTAAGACAGTACATAAACGTATTATTGACCCTAATTTCGGTAATAAGACAGTTCAGCTTGCAGAAAGACAAGGTGGGCAATCTAACACTACCCCAAAGAAAGAACTTGAGAAGCTTGGACTTATGTTTGATGATGCCATAGATTCTTTAGAGATAGGGCATTTAAAGGTTAGAGAAGTCTTATATTGGGAAGAGAAGAAAGGTGAGATAGTTGTTCAACCTCAGGCTTATATCTGTGATAACTGTACTAACACAATAAGACATCTATCGAGATACTCAAGGAAAGACATTATGACCTCAGATGGTGATGTTAAGAATAGTGTTAAGCCTAAAGAGAAGTACAAAGATTTCTCAGATTTAATAAGGTATTTTTGGATGAGTAACCCGAAGCACGTTATGATTTCAAATAACTTTGAACCAGTATCACCTAATTGTTATTGATATGAATTGGTTAATCTATATTTGTGGCGGGATTCTTTGGATTGGTTTGTGGGGTAGCGTATTGAGGCTATATGATGAGCTATGTGATGGTTGGTACTTTGTTTTTATTATGGTGGCAACAGTATTATCTTGGATATGGATATGTTGGAGGTTTGTATGAAAGATAAATTAGAAAACATAATATCATTTGACGATAGCGTAGCTGTTGAAATGAAACAGATGCTGAGTGATTTACTTGTAAATAAAGACAAATGTATTAATTGCAAGAAACATATAAATGCACATGAAGTAGGTGCTTATATCCCATTGAAAGGTAAAGTAGCGATGATATGTCAGGACACAAGTTGTTTAATAGCCTATGCGTATAAAACGGAGGATAAAAATGGCAGCAAAAAAAGGTAGTTGTAGAAAAGGTGCTAAGCCTCGTGTAGGCAAAGCTGGAGACCCAAAACCAAGAGGTCGTGGTAGGAGGAGGAGATAATGGAAGGTAATGGACAGACCAAAGAACAGATTCTTTTAGCGAAGAAGAAGAGATTCGAGGAACATCCTGAAGGATTCATTGAGTTGAATGACTTAGTCCTTGCAATCAGTAAGACCTCAGAGAAGGGCAATTTCATGTATATCTCCTATGATTCTTCTCGCAGAGACTATATGTATGCTCAGGCAGAAGCTATATATCAGACAACCAAGATGATGCAGATATTAGACATCAAGAAAGCACAGAAAGAAAATAAGATTGTATTACCTAACACAGGGATTAGGAGTTTCCTTAACAAGAAAAGAAGATGAAGAATAAAAACCCATTAAATCCAGAAGAGAAATTAATACCGAGAGTTGAGCCTGAACTTGAGACAGATGAGTTCGGTGATGAAGAACGCAAGAAGATAGTTGATATTGTTCTTGATGACTACAAGGTTGGCATAGATGCTGCTAAAGAGTGGAATCAGAACAAAGAATTAGATATAAGACATTATAATGCTGATAAACCGTCTAAATTAGAGTCGTTAGATAAAGACGATTGGCAATCAGATAGAAACTTAGGTCTATGTCCTGCTATATGTGATGCTTTCCAAGCTGTGTTATTGGCTACTTGTTACAACCCTGATACTATTCATTTCGTTGCTAATGAGGATAATGACTTTGCTAATAAAGAACAGATAGAGAAGTTCACTAAGTGGGGATTAAGTAAGGCAGAAACAAATGCTTATCCTGATGTAGGTAGTTATATTCATAATAAGGTTATAAACGGATTCTCTGCTTTCAAGATATACTGGAAAGTATGGTATGAATGGGTTGACAAGCGTATTCCTAAAGAAGATAAAGCGGGCAAGTTCAGAAGCTATGATATAAAGACCGAGAAGGTAAGGTTTGAGAAAGGTATTATCGAGAACATAGACGACATAGACGACATAGTAATACCTGATTTCGGTAAGACATTACAAGACCAGACGTTCTTAATCCATGTTCTACATATATCAAGCGAGAAGTTCAAAGACAGGGTTAAGAGAAACATATTCAAGTTTATCTCTGATACCGTAGATAATTTTGTAGAGTCTATCAAGAACTCAAGGATTAAAGATGCCGGTGGATTATCTCAGGTTAAAGCAGAGTCATTGGGTGAGAAAGAGCTTAAAGACGTACCTGCAAGAGTATTCCCTATTGATTTAATCGAATGGTATGGTACATACACTAAAGGTGGAAAGACAGAAGAGTATAGATTCATAGTCGAACCATATACACGAACTCTTTTAGCAGGAAAACCGTTAAGAAAGATAACGAGAACAGGCAAAAGACCGTTTGTTGGTGGTCCGTTAATCAAATTCCCTGGGAAAGTAAGAGGGAAATCGTTACCGAGATTGATTATGTCTGTGGTAAACGCTATCAATAACGTATTCAATCAGAAGTCAGACTTCCAATTCTTCAGTAATTGCCCATTTGGAATACATAAGGTTACAGATGAAGGCTATACAAAGGGACAGTTTAAACTAAAACCAGGAGTATCTTATCCCTCAAGCAGTGGTGATCCTAAAGATTTCATATATTTCCCAAATCTTCAGAGGTCAATGGCGTGGGCTGAGAGTGATTTTAGATTCTTATTTGAGATATTAGAAAGACTTACAGGAGCTATATCTTATTTCTATTCAACACAGAGTAGGGGTAGTGATACAGCTACAAGAGATATATTGGTAAGTGAAAAGACCGAGACCAAGTTTGGGTTATGGGTTAAGTCGATACAAGATGAGCTATGTGAAGCATTTACTATGTGGATAAATATGTATCAAGACTGGTCTCCACCTGATTTAGGTAATAGAGTATTAGGTGAGAAAGGTAGAAAGCTATTTAATAATCTATCTATAAAGACGTTACGAGGCAATTATGATGCTCGTATGTCTCCTGATATTACTACAGGCTCAAAGATGATGGAGAAACAGATAATGATGTGGGGAGTTGAGAATCTATCTATGTCTCCCTGGGTTCATCCTCAAGTCAATCCTAAAGGTAACTGGAATCTATGGGCTGATGCTATGAAGAAAATCATGGGGATGGAGAATGTGGAAAGGTATCTTGGTAAAGAACCACCTGCACAATCTATAGACTTAGAAGAAGTAAATGATGAATGGACAAGATTCCTACAAGGTGATGACTTTGACCCACCAGAGGGAGCTACACCATTTGCTATACAGCATTTAATAGGACACATGGCACAGAAAGAGGAGAGATTCCACGAATTAGACGAGGAATACAGAATAAACTTTGAAGCACATTTATTCAAGACTCAGATGAATGTAATTAAATTCCACCAGACAGTAAGGAAAGAAAAGATAGCAGGGGATATGGCAGGTAAAACGGTGCAAAACATGGAAACTCAGAATCAAGGACCTCAAGGGCAGGGAATATCGGACCAAGGACAGGGGGCGTTTTAATGGAAAGCCCACTTGTTAAAGAATATTACGATTGGAAAAACTTAATCAGGATGCCTGAATGGCAAAACTATTTAGCAATACTCCAGAATCAGAGAGAGTATTTACAAAGGGAGGTGAACGACTCTGTAGAAAAAGGAGATATAAATAAAGCTAATTTTTACTTAGGACAACTAAGATTTATACCTTTGTTAGCTGGTAAAGTAGAAAAACGGATTAATAATAAACCAGAGGAGGAATAATGCCAGTAATTAAGAAAAAACTCAAAGCAAGACCACCTGCCGAAATAGTGCCTTATAATTCTAACAATAAGAATCTAAGTAAGAAAGATTTTGTTGCTCAGGAGAATAAGAGACGAGCAGCTCAAGCAGCAGCAAAGATAGAATACGATAAGATTATGGGGAAGGTTGGTGAATCTAAAGAGTCGGATAACATATCTTCAGACTCTATTGAATCGTTAGAACTTCAGTTAGAAACATTATCAAGAGAGGTAGCAACAGCAGAAACTATGGCTAGCAGTCCAGAAGCAGAGGCAGAAGTCATAGAGAAGAAGAAAGCTATCAGAAGTTTACAGATGAGAATTGGTAAAGCAAAGAAGAAATTAGATAAATAAATTAAAGGGTACTTAACTGCCCTAAACAGTTATGGAGGGATGTAATGGAGAAAACAGCACAATTTGAGAAACACGAGAAGATTACAAGTGAGTTCTTAAAAGATGCAGATAAAAAGGATGAAGCAAGGGATGCATCCGCAGGAGATGAAGGGAAGTCATTACTCCCTAAAGAACCTGAAACACCAAAGACCAAAGGTAACGACTTAGTGGCTAAAGCGGAGAATGAAGCAAAGGAAATTGAGACATTACTTGATACTCCCGATGAAGAACTTGATGATGAAAAGAAAGAAAAGAAGCAACAAATCATCAAAGACAGGGATGACAAGACAAAGATTGACGATAAGACTCAACAAGGTCTCAACAATAGATTTGCTGAATTAACCAACAAAATCAAAGTGCTTGAAGATGGTAAGAGTGATGACAAAGACCAGATAGAAAAGCTCAAGAATGAGTTGACAGAAGTCAAGTCTAAAATCGAACCTAAAGAAACATTTGAAGATGTTGCCGACAAAGCCAATAAAGAAAGGATTAAAAAGTACCTGGATGAGGACAAAGATAAACCACTTGAAGAGAAGCGTGAAATGTCTAAAGATGAGCTTGAAGAATGGCTTATTGATGATTATTCCGCTGCTCAAGAATGGATGTTGGATAGGAGATTAAGAAGAAGAGATGAGGCAAAACAATTTAAGGATGGATTTGAGTCTGACAAGGTTCGCCTTGAATCACTCAAAAAGATATTTAAAAAACATCCTGAACTTGATTATTCTTCTCGAATTGCCAAACTTGAAAAAGATGGCAAGAACAAAGAAGAGATTAAGAAGATTGTTTATGATGATAACCCAAAACTTCAAATCATGCTTAAAATCGCTAAAGAACATCCTGAGTGGGAAAAGGAATCCAATGGTCCTGAGCTTGTTATGGCAGAGATGGAGAAACAGATGAACGACTCTAAAGAGAAAGACACTGTTACTCTAACCCCTGATGAGTTAAAGGCTGAAAAGGATAAGGCGATTAAAGAGGCTTTAGCAGAAATAGATGCGGAGAAAGAAAGACAGGCAGCTATTGATGAGGGTTCTGGTTCTGATGCAGGGAAATTGAAATCTAAAGGTGATGGGAAATATTCTAAAGAAGAAGAAGCAAAGATAGCAGAACTTCTTAAACGTACTGGATTGTCAAGAGAGGAGTTTGATGCGTCAAAAGAACGTAGGAAGAATATATGAGTGAAAGAACTGAAGATTATCAAGGTTCATATATCTGCGGAAGATGTAAAGAGGAGATATTTTACCTAAAATCGGAGGGGAAAAAATCTCAGATACCTTGCCCTGAATGTGATTGGTGGGGTGGAGAGAAAGACTATAAAAAGCTTCCTACGAAGATTAAGTTAGATTTAACACAATATTAAGGAGGTTTAAACAATGGTTAAATCAAGAGTATATAAATCAGCTGGGTTTACTCTTCTTGGTTTACTTGAAACTGGTGGATTGCGTCATTACTTAGCAGACACCGATACTATCCTCAAGGGTGATATTATCCATGATGATGGCAACGGTAAGGGTACTAATGCAATTACAGCTATTGCAGTTACACTTTTAGGTGTAGCAGCAGCAGGTTGTGATAACTCAGGAGATGATGACCTGTATGTTCAGGTTATTCCTGCTTATCAGCACTATCAGTTTATAGTACCAGTAGAAGCAAATGCAGTTATTACACAAACAGCCGTAGGGTTGCTTGTTGACTTAGAGTCTGTTAATACAATAGACCTTAATGATACTTCAATCGCAGCTGGTCCTGGATTTAAGATTGATGCTATTGATATAAGTACAGAAGCTATTGCAGCTAATACTTATGGATATGCAATCGGTCATTTTGAATACCAGAGTTAAGTAAATTAGAATAAAGGGAGGCTTAGAAAATGGTAACGAAAGATGTATTAGACCAACTTTATACCCCCATTTACGATAAATTTCTAATTCAGACTTTTGCCGAAAACGCACAAGTGCATCCTAAAGTCTTTAATTCTATTGATGATAAGACATCGGAGTACAAGTTTGACGGTATAAGCGGATTAGGAGAATGGGTTGATGCAGAAGAAGGTGCTGGTGGTGGTTATGAAGATCCTGTACTTGGGTATCCTAAAACCTTAACACAAGCAAAAAGATGGAAGAAACTTCAAATTTCTTTTGAATCAGTCGACCAAGATGAATATGCTCTTCTGAGTAAATTAGACGGAGCAAAACAGATGGGTCGTGGTGGTAGGATGAATGTTGAAAAGGAAACATCAAGTATCTTAAATGATGGTTTTGCAACAGCTTGTCCAGACGGACAATATCTTTTCAGTAATTCTCATCCTAAGAACAGAGAAGAAACAGGTACTACCTATGATAATCTTTTAGATGGTGCTTTTTCACATGACAACTTAGAGTTAGCAGAAACACAGATTACGAACAATTTCTTTGACCCAAAGGGTATTCCGATTGAACCATCGATGAGTCCTATACTTCTTTATCCACCTGCATTAAGAGGTGCGGTAGCGAGAGTTTTAGAGGACAGAGCGAAGGAACAGCCGGACACAACACTGAGAAATATCAATAGGTTTGCAGGTCAATATACACCAGTTGAATGGATATATCTTTCATCTAAACTTGGTGGTTCAGACACAGCATGGTATATCATATATCCTGAATTAGAAATGTTGGCTATAGTATGGTCAGCAAGACCTCATTTCACATCTTGGATAGATGAAGAGAATGAGTTCTACATCTTTAAGGGTAGAATGTTATATGATTGTGGTGCGTTTGATTGGAGGCTTGGTTTTGCTTCAACAGGAGTTTAAGGTTAAAAATTTACGGAGGTTTGCTATGAAAAATTTGATTATCATAGCCTTCGTAGGTATAGCCTTGCTTGCTTGCGAAGGTATTGCAGGAACTACTTATGATGATGGCAATATAGTAATTGACAGTTCTAACATTTATTCAAAGACAGATGATGCTCTTGCATTAGGTAAGTCTGGAAATGAATTTAGTCAGGGTCATTTTACTGCCATCACTTTAGGTGGAACTTCAAAAACAAGTTGGGGTTCTGTCGTTAGTCCGATAACAGATGCTTCGGGCTATGTAAACCCAACTGATGCAGGAAACTATGTACGTCTCTATGACGCAGGTACTATTCGTTTAGGAGATGCTACTAATGCCGGTGATTATTATACTTTGTATAGTAGTGATGCTGGTAGTTGGTATGCTGGACACGATGACACAAGTAATGTTTATGTTGTCGGATATGGTACAAGTGTTGGAACAGATGTAAGATTAAAGATTAAATTTGACGCAAACACTTCTGAAGTAACTCTCGGTGATGGTACAGCAGGGTATGATAAATACCTTAGATTTGAAGGTGCAAGTACAGCCGATTACTACATAGGTATTGATGATACTGGTGGAGATTCAGATGATGTTTTCGTTATTGGTACAGGTTCAGCGGTAGGAACAGGAGTTGCTATGTCTATTGACACAAGCGGTGTTGTTGCTGTAACTGCGGGACTTGATGCTATTGGTGCAGCAGATATGGATTATGGTTCAGCTGATGTTACTGACCATACTTTCACAACTGATAGCACAGGTGATGCTGAAATTGTACTTCCTAACGACTCTATTGGTGATGCTGAAATAGACTGGAGTGGATTAACAACTTCTCATGGTTTAGTTATAGGCGGAACTACACCTATATTAACTGTAGGAGACGGTGGTGCAGAAGATAATACTACTTATTACAATGGTACTGTTGACTTTACTACTGGTGTTGATTATTCTTCAGAAACATACAGAATCACTAATGGTGCTGATATGGATGCTACTGTTGCTATTTCAATAAGCACAGCTGAAGATGTTACTCTACCTGCTGGTAGTTTATACATTATAGATGATGAGTTTGTTGTTTTAGGAACAGATAGTGATTTTACGGTTCAGTATGATGAGGGAGTTGATGATCAAGTAATATTCTTGACAACTACAACTGGTGCAGGTGCAACAACTGACCCATTATATGAGTTCTTAGTCCCAGCAACCCCTACAGCTGACCAACAGGTTTTTGGTGTAGCCAAGGGTACACAGGCAAGTAACACCCCTCTTATCACATTAGATGAGGATGGTGATTTGATTGTGGCTGGTACTTCAACTTTAACTGGTAATGTTACTTTAACTGGCGATATTGATATAGACGGTGGCGACATAACTTGTCCTGCTGACTTGAAAATTGACCCCACTGGCACAGAAGTCCATATTGATGGAGGTCTTGCAGTTGGTGATACTACAGCGGTTGGTGATAACAATTTAAAAGTTGTTGGAACTTCTGCTTTAGTTGGTAAAGTTACTGTTACTGCTGCTTTAGAAGCTAATGGTACTATAATTCTTGACAACGATGAAGTTGTTGCAAATGCAGGTGATGGTGTTGTTACTGTTACATCTGATGATGTTACTGGTTGTACTGTAACAATTATTGGTGGAGACCATAACACTACCTCTGACGCATCTTTAATTTTAGATGCTGATGCTGGTGGTGATGCCGCTGATACTTGGACAATAATATCTGAGGCTGATGGTAATGACCTTTCTATCGTAAACGCAGCTACAGAGGTTATGAATTTAACTTCTTCTGGTGCATTACAGATAGATGGTAGTATTACAATGAGTGGTGGTCAAACAAGAAGTGTTATCTATACTCCTAATGATGTTACTCTGGATGGAACTGTTAATCCAGGTACAACGGATATAGGAACTACTGCTCAGGCAAGATTTGATACTCTTGGATTTGATTCTGATACAGGTGCAACAGGTGATGACTGGGTGTTTATTAACTGGGTTGTTCCTGCTGGATATATTACTGATTCAGGAGACTTAAATGTTTACTGGTCTTATTCTACTGCTGAAGATGCAGGGGATGAGATTACTATTGATGGTACAGTAAATGCAGTAGCAGCTGGTGAAGCTATTGATGCAGCTGGTACAGGTATGGCAGCTGTTGCTTCAGTTATTACTGATGCTAGTACAGGAGAAGGCAAGATTTACAAAACTTCTCTTGATATTGAAGTTGAAGATATTGTTGTCGGAGACCTTGTTTGTATAGGATTCTTCGTTGATGAGTCTGCTTCTTTGATGGCAAATTCTGGCACAGCTGATGTTCACTACTTTGAGATTACATACGAATCAACAGAATAATAAATCTGGGGGGGGCTTCGGTTCTCCCCATTTTTTAACAGGAGGAGGATATGAGAAAGTTTTTAATCTTAACAATAATTATGTTATTCAGCGTAACTGCTTTTGCTGATGTAACAGCAGTATATGAAAGGAATAGACACAGAGAACAGATAGGCTGGACAGTATTCGGTGCTAATGATGATATTGATGACTCTTATGAGCTTATCACAGAGCTTGATACAACTTATGCTCAATTAGCAGCAGAAGATAATCTTGAAGTATTAAGTGCATCTACTGGAGATACAACTCAAACAGTTACTGTAACAGGTGTAGATAATTCTGGTAATAGGATTTCAGAGGATTTTACTTTAGTTGGTACTACTGCTCAGACATCAAGTGCTACATTTAGATATGTTGACCAAGTAGAAACTGATATTGAATGTGCCGGTGCTATTACAGTAAGACGTGCTTCCGGAGATACATTTATAACATCTATCCCTATTGGTGTACTTCAAGCAACAATGGTACAGCATTTCAATGGAGAAAAGGTTAGTTATATTACAGGTTGGAGAGCAAGTATTACCTCAACTACTGGAACTTTGATAATTCAATTAAGATTTTATCCTGATGATGCAGACTGCTTAGACGCTGGCGATGGTTATAGAATCTTAGATGAAATTGTATTCACTAATGTTCTCGGAACTCAAAATAGACCATTCACACAGCCGATTAAATGTTCTGCTGGTGGATATATAGCTGTATATGCAGTAGGTGGTGCTATTAATTCAGATGGTAGTGTAACTGTTCAGGGATTTGATACAGCGAGGTGAACCTATGAAAAGATTCCTAAAATTAGATAAGACTACATCACAGGATTTAAGTGAAGGAGATTTAGATTACACAACTGACTTTGGTAGTAAGTTTAAATTAGAAAAAATACTTATCCAGGCTAATGTAGCAATTACAGAAACTATAACAATTACTGTGGATTCTGTTCATGGTTCTGCTTATGATGCTGTAATAGCAAAAGAAAACTTGATAGGTAAACAGAGTTATGTCTTTAAACCTTCCGCACAGGAAAATTATCAAGCGGGCGATCAAATAAATATTAAATGTAGTAATGCTAATGCTACTGGGGTTGTGTATGTAACAGTTAAATCTTCAGAAACGTGAGGTGTATATTATGGATAAACAGGGATTAGAGAAACAAATCCGAGAACTACAGGTAGTTTTGAGAGGTGAACGTATTAAAAAACAGAACCTCGAAAAAGAGATAAACAAGTTAAGCGGTGAAAAGATGGAGATTGAAGATGGGATATATCATCTTAAAGGTAAAGCTGAAAAGCAAAGAAACGAGTTAAAGGAATTATCTAACAAAATAGGTGATGTAGATTTTGAGTCTAAGAAAACAAAAAAAGAGTTAGACAAGGTAAGTGAATCAAACAATGTCAAGGCTAATGAGCTTATGACGAAAGAAGCTGAGCTAGGAATTTCTGCACTTGATATTGAAAAAAGTAAGGAATCTATATCAAAGAGTAACGCTTCCTTAAAAGCTGATAAAGAATCCCTCAGAATAAGAGAGAAAGAATTAGATAAGCGAGATGAAAAAATAAACGACTATCTAAAGTCTTTACACGAAAAGGGTAACGAATTAATTCTCAAGATAACAAATGTTTCAAAGGAGCAAAGTAAGATAGTTAAAGAGAAAGAAAGAATATATAAAATGCTTAAAGACGAGGAGAACATAGAGAAAACTCTTAAAACTGGATTGTCAGAGTTGAAAGATAAGGAAAACATATTAAGCGAAGAGAAGGATAAAATTAAAAAAGCCCAAGTTGATTGTTCTGCGATAAGAGATTCTTTAAAATCTAAAGAAATTGTATTAGACGAACAGATTGAATTAGCCAATAAAAAGGAAAAAACGTTTATCCAAAGAATAGTAGAACTTGATAACAGAGAGAAAGAATTAGAAATCAAGTCATTAAGGCTTCGTAAGATTATGAAAGAAAAGGATTTAGAGAAAGAGTATAATTCATTACTTGAATCTCTTGGTGAGAAAAAATGAAGAGATTATATTTGTTGATAATTTCACTATTTTTTGCATCCAATCTTTTTGCTTCTGACACATGGATAGATGGTGAACAAGAGGGGGAAAAACAATATACTGAAACTGAAACAGATTCTTCTATAACTGGGGTGGCTATTCTTGGTGAAAATTCTGACACCTTAATTCCTGTAGCTGTAGATTCATCAGGGAACGTTCAAGTAGATATAGTTTCAGGTAGTTCTACAAATGCTGAATATACCGAAGGTGATACAGATGCTACAATTACAGGCAGTGCA